GGATGAAATGGATGAAGCTAAAGAAGAGATGGAAGAAGGGTACGGAGAGGAAATGGAAGAGTCTTACGAAATGGACGAAGCTGAAACTGAAATGGATGAAGCTAAAGAAGAAATGGATGAAGAACTTGACCTAGAAGCCCTCCTTAGAGAACTCGATGATATGGAAGAAGGTAAAGAAGAAATGAACGAAGCTGAAGATTTACTTAATGACCCTAAAGGTTCTACTGCTCACGGAAACGTAGCTGAAGAGGAAGAAATGGGTGAAGAAGAAATCGACATCGAAGACATGTCTGCTGAAGACCTTAAAGATTTCATCGAAAGCGTAATCGCTGATATGGTTGAAGCCGGTGAATTAGAAGCTGGTGAAGGTATGGAAGGCGAAGAAGAAGGTGAAGAAGAAGGTGAAGAGGAAATGATGGATGAAGTTGATCTTGAAGAATTAATGGCTGAAGTTAAAAAAGCTAAAATTTCTGAAAAGAAAAAAGAAGAAGAAGATAAAAAAGTAAAGGAAGTTGAAAAGAAACTTAAAGAAGCATACGATACTATCGAAGCAATGCAATCAACTTTAAATGAAGTCAATTTACTTAACGCTAAGCTTCTTTACACTAACAAAATCTTTAAATCTAAGAGTTTAACCGAATCACAAAAAGTAAAAGTGCTAACTGCTTTTGATAAAGCAACTAGCAAAAAGGAAGCTCAACTTGTATATGAAACATTGCTTGAAGGTCTAAAAGAAAAGAAAACTTCAATCAACGAATCAATGTTAGGTGGTGCTTCTAAAGTAATTGGGGGTCCTGCCCCAAAACAACCTATCATCGAAGTAAACAATCAGTTTGCAAGATGGCAGAAATTAGCAGGTATTAAATAAACAACAAAAACCCTTAAAAAACATGTCACAAGTACAGCAATTATTAGAATCCGCAGCTGGCGCGTGGAAAAATCTACAAAGCGACGCTGCAAAATTGGCCGGTAAATGGTCAAAAACAGGTCTCCTAGAAGGTCTAGATGAGATCAATAGAAACAATATGTCCTTATTGTTAGAAAACCAAGCTAAGCAATTAGTAATAGAATCCAACCAAATCACCTCTAACTCAGGTTACACTGTACAAACAACAGGTGAAAACTGGGCTGGTATTGCTCTTCCTTTAGTAAGAAAAGTATTCGGTACTATCGTAGCTAAAGAATTCGTTTCTGTTCAACCTATGAACATGCCTTCAGGCCTTGTGTTCTTCTTAGATTTCCAGTATGGAAATACTAAGACTCCATTTGGCGCCGGTCAGTCTTTATATGGTCAGAGAAACCCTTCAGGTCAATTCCCATTCCAAACTACTGCAACTGAAGGTGGTTTATATGGTGCTGGTAGATTTGCATATTCTACTAACCAGTTCTCTTCCTCAGTATGGGTATCTGCTTCTATAAATAACGTTCCTCCTACATTAGGAGCTGGTACAGGTAGTGTGGTATCGGCCTCTTGGAGTGAATTGAATTTTGATTCTGCTTACTCTCAATCTGTAGTAGCTGGCCAAATTTATAAATTTACTGTAGCTACTGCTTCTACTACTATCAGCAACGTATTTGATGAAGATGGTGTTAGAGCATTCGTAATGGTTAGTGGTTCAAACTTTACATCCGCTAGCTTATTACAGCAGTTTACTACTTATAACTATACTGGTAATAGCATTTCATTCTTCTTTACAGGTGCTGCTAACTTTGCTAATATTACCGCTGGAGCTAATGCTCTTACAGTATACTACAACAAAGCTACCAACTTGAATAACGAAACCTTAACTGGTAACGATCAAAGAGGTGATTTTGAAGCAGACAGAACTGATGTATCTGTACCTAACAGCTTAAATGCTACCCAAATCGTTATCCCAGAGATTAACGTTAGAATGCAATCTCAGCCTATCACAGCTAAAACCAAGAAATTGAAAGCTGTATGGACACCTGAATTTGCACAAGACTTAGCTGCTTATCAGAACATCGATGCTGAAGCTGAATTAACAAACATCATGAGCGAGTACATTTCTATGGAAATTGACCTCGAAATTCTTGATATGTTAATTGAAGATGCAGCCGCTGGTACTGAATATTGGTCAGCTATTAACAATACTGTGTACAATGGTAGTACTTTAGCTACTCAAGCTACTGCTAATGCCTTCTACAACACCCAAGGTCAGTGGTTCCAAACCCTTGGTACTAAAGTACAAAAACTTAGTAACAAGATCCATCAGTTAACCTTAAGAGGTGGTGCTAATTTCATCGTTACTTCTCCAACTGTAGCAACTGTCCTTGAATCAATTCCTGGATTTGCTTCTACAAACAATGGCGAAGCTGATCAAATGGAATATGCATTTGGTGTTCAGAAAATGGGCTCATTAAATGGTCGTTATAAGGTTTATAAGAATCCATATATGACTGAAAACTTGATGTTGATGGGTTACAAAGGATCTCAGTTCCTAGAAACAGGTGCTGTGTTTGCCCCTTATATCCCGTTAATTATGACTCCTCTTGTGTACGATCCTGAAACCTTTACTCCAAGAAAAGGTCTATTGACTCGCTACGCTAAGAAGATGTTACGTCCTGAATTCTACGCTAAGATCTATGTTAGTGGTTTAACCACTA